AGTGTTTTAAAATTGACTAAAAATATAAAGTTACCTTTTAGTTATAATGGAATAAAGAAAGTACAGCAAGCCTTGATAAAATGGAATGGAGTAAATTTTATCATGTATTTAACATATGATGAAACATTAGAAATTAATAAACCAAAAATAGAAAAACATGAAAACTTAAAATTAGAAGAAAACAGAATATTATCAATTGACTTAGGTATCAATAATTTGATGACTTGCTACTGCAATGTAGGACCTTCATTCATCGTGAACGGTAAGCCTTTAAAAAGCTACAATCAATACTACAACAAACATATAGCAAAAGTCAAATCACAATTAAAGAAAGTAAACAATAAATACACATCCATATTGACAAACAGGATTAATGAGAATCGTAACAACTATATTAATGATTATTTAAATAAATCTGTTGCAATTATAAAAAACTACTGTTTAGAACACAATATAGGACACGTCATTATAGGTTACAACGAATTGTGGAAGCAGAACGTCAACATGGGTAAAAAGAACAATCAGAAGTTTGTTTATATTCCACATGGAAGACTTCGGATGAAGCTTGAACATAAATTAGTAGAAGCTGGAATTATTGTTGATATGGTTGAAGAATCGTATACAAGTAAATGTTCATTCATTGACCGTGAGAAGGTGTGTAAACATGAAAGCTATGTTGGAAAAAGAGTGAAACGAGGTTTATTTAGAACAGAAAATGGATTAAAAATAAACTCAGACGTCAATGGTGCTGGCAACATCATGCGTAAATTAATCGATGAAAAAAATGTATTCGTAGAGAATTTATTCGATACGATAGTGGGCTCTATAATCAGCCCAGTACGTTTAAATGTTGTTTAACATTTTAAATTGCAAAGCTATTTTTATGTTTTTACATAAAAATAGTGATTATAATAAAAACATAATTGTAGTCTCCCACATCTTGATTGATTACATACGCAATAGAGCTCTTAATATAATTAGGAGAAGCGTGCAAATCCATCTCTTTAAAAAATTCTGAAGTTGTCATGTTAATAAAATTTGCAAATTCTTTTACAAAAATACAAATTTTATTTGAGAGTAAAAAATTCTAACTAAAAATAATCAATAAAGTTATTAACAATTATCTAAAAATTAAAAATTCTCATATATTTTAACAATTCTAATTTTTTCTCTCCATTAGTCTTTACAAGTTCATGTTTCACTAAACGATCCATATATGTTTGATCTTGTTCAGTGCGTACAGTTCCATAGTGATCATAATAATTATCATTTCTTAGCATTCTTAGCATTAAATTAGCATATGGAGTTTTATTAGTTTCTTCCATTTTATATAAGTCTATTAACATTTTTAATATATCTCATTTCAATATATTTTAATATTATACATTTTTCGTAATCTTCTATTTTCTCATAATACTTAATCAACTTATAAAGTTGATTTACAAAAAATGTTCTTCTTACAAGTGTTTCTGTATTAAAAATAAATTTTAAATGGTTTTCAGATGATAACAATAATTTCTGGTAATATTTGTCATTATTTTTATCAACACGTCCATGTAGAGCAAGTTTATGTTCAAGTTTAATATAAAATTTTAAAAAATTATGATCTAAATCTGGCATCTTATTCTCCTCCACCACCTCCATCAGAACCAGAATCTCCAGCATCGCTTCCACTATCAGATTCTGATTCTGATTCAGCCTCTGTTTCTATATTATCTTCTTCATAAGAACTAACACCATCATCTGCTAAATCATCTACCATATCAGGATCTACATCTTCAGTTTCAACTTCCTGTTCAGGTTGTTCCTCAGCCTCCTTTTCATTAAAACCAACAGGTGCTCCTGCGCTCCTAGACCATGACACTGATGAATAATCGGTTACAGGATAAGGACTTGAATAGCTATAGTATGTATTACTGTTGCCGAACATGATATACCAATATAAGAAATCATCAGATGCACCAGATGTACCAGAACTTGAACTTGTTGCATCACTTTTATTTTTATGTTGTACAGCAGTCTTGTAAACTTTGACTTTGAATTTTTTATGTTTTTCTTTACAAGAAACGAACATGATTGTCATCAATAAAATGACTAATATATTTTTTACAGTTTTCATTTTTTTTTATTTGTTTTTAAATATTCCACCTTTATTTTTTGCATAATCGACATTTCTGCCAACTCGTTTTAAATATTCGTAATGAGCTTCATTTATTTTATGCTTATCAGAATGTCTATCATATGCCAACACTCTTCTAAAGCTTCGTAAGCATCTCCTAAATTTTCAATTAACTCGATACCTTTGAATTTATTGTCTTTGTCTACAATATGTGAATAACTACCTGCCATGATTAAAAAATTTTAATGATGATCTTCAGATTTGACATGCAGATATTCTATCACCATTAAAAGTACAGATCCTACAATGAATGATGCATGGATGAGCAGTTGTTTATGTATGACATCCCATGACATATTTTCAGCATTGATGAAAGTCTGTAGCAGATGGATAGAAGAAACTCCTATTAAAGATGTGCTCATCTTGACTTTTAACATTCCGGAACTCGCTTTCTCACTTTTCTCATCATGATCTTTCGTGATGAAAGATGTATAAGATCCAGTGATGATCATCTTGATCAAGTTTGCTATCATAACAATATCAACCAGCTCTAAGATGATCATCATGACACTTTCTCCATTGAGAGATTTTGATTCTCTGACTAGATGTATTATTTCTTCAAAGTATTTTGTTGCATATATAGCCATAGCTACTAGCAAACCCAAATAGAACGGGTATAAAAATAGTTTACTACCCTTGAAAAGGATAAATTCTACTACAGCTTTCATTGGTTTCTTGTTCATATGTTTTTATTTTTTAATGAAGCAAACCTAAATAAAATAAATAAGACATGAAAACATTCTACTCTATATTATTTATATTCTTTTTGTTCAGCAATGTTAATGCATATATTCTAAAGGATACTAACAATGTGAGATATAGAGTGAAAGAGAACTTACATATAATCAGGTGTATTCAGAATTTCACAGATGATCAGGACGTTTATAATATTTTTGAAACAATGACTGATTCGGTCTACGTGATATTGGATGAAAAATTCTACAAAGTCGACAAGAATAAAGCTTCTGGACTCTTGATCAGATTGAGATCTGAGTTTCTGATGTTTGGGTATTCTATTTCATACAGAGAGGAAGATGGCACATATATGTTATCTTACAACACTGTAAAATTTGACAAGATGATGATTCTACATTTCGAATTCTATGTACATAAAAATGTGATATATGCCATCAAGGCATGGTAAACATTATATTTCGATATATACTATAAATAATTAAATAGTTCAATTTGAGTAAGTTAGGAGGAAATAATGAGAAGAGGTTTGTGTTCACTACCAAAAAAGTGGAAGAAGTCTCAGAGAAACTTGACTTAGGATATCAGATCCCGAGATATGAAAACCCTTGGTGGAAGAACCAGATAGGAATCAGAAAAGCTGGATTATCTTTCGGTATGACACAGGAAGAACAGTTAGAGTATATGAAGTGTAAACTTGATATACATTATTTTGCTGAAAATTATTGTAAGATCAAATTAGAAGATGGTAGCAAGGGGCAGATGAAGCTCAGGGATTATCAAAAAGATATGCTCGATCTGTATGTAAATAATCGGTTCGTTATCCTGGCAAGTTCACGCCAATCTGGAAAAACAATTTCTGCTGCAATATTCATTTTACATTTCTGTATTTTCAACAATGATAAGACTGTAATGATCGTAGCAAACAAAGGCGAAACAGTAAGAGAGATTTGCGATAAAATAAAGGATATTTATAAATTGTTACCATTTTTCTTACAACCAGGTGTAACAAATATGAATCAAAGTTCTCTTATATTTGGAGACACAGGATGCCGTATCAGAACTGCTGCTAGATCTAAAGAACCTGCAATCGGATTTACAATTGATTTATTATATCTTGATGAATTTGCTCACATACCTCGTAATATTATAGAACCTTATTATAGAGCTGCGTATCCAACCGTGTCTTCAGTAAAAAATTCTAAAATTATAATCACGTCAACTCCTAATGGTTTAAATCTATTTCATAGAATTTTAATAGATTCTGAGAGAAAAGAAGGAGATTCGATGAAGAATAATTTTAAATCAATGAGAATTTTTTGGTATCAAGTGCCAGGACGTTTTGTTAGTTATGTACGTATGAACAGGTTTAAATTAGAAAAATTTGGTTTAACTTACGATGATATATTAACAGAATGCAAAAGACTTTACGATCCTAATAATGATAGAGATGCAAACAAAATACCTTTTGTTGAAAAAGTTACTGATTATGAAAAAGGAATAGAAGTTATAAATGTTCTAAGTCGCGCTGGCATTGTTGATACAGACGATGTCAGAAGAATAGAAATATTGAATAGATTTGGAGAAAAAGTTCCAATCACCAAAGTAGCCATCATTTCTTCTTGGAAGGAGGATGCTATTCGAGATATCGGTTCTATTGATGCATTTAATCAAGAATATGCATTAGCATTCATCAATGGTTCAAGAATGTTATTCGATGATAAGACTATGTCTAAAATCGTCAATAATACTTTACCTTTTGCTCCTATCAAGATAGATCTGTTCGATATGAAAATGCATTCTGATTACAAAGAGCTTGAGTGGATCCAGAACAAACCTTCGTTATTCGATCTTGCAGACATAAAGAAATATCATTTGATCCTGAGCGTAGATTTGGCTGAAGGACTAGGACAAGATTATTCAGTCATTAATATATTCAGACTTGTTCCAAGAAGCCAGGACGAACTAGAAAATGGAATATTCACTGACATATACGAGTGTTTTAGATTAGAGCAGGTAGGTATATGGAGAAATAATCTTGCAAATCTGGACTATGCTGCATCTCTGCTTTATATGATAGTTTTTGAATTAGCAGATCCTGAGAAATGTAAGATAACATTAGAGTATAATACATATGGTGAAAGTCTATTGAGCAAGATGCCTAGTGTGTTTTCTGGAAGAAATGATTATGGTTCTTTTGTGTTCTTCAAGTATTTTCACAGAGCTGATGCCGATAAACCAAAGATAGGTTTGAAAGTGAACAACAATAAAAAGATGCTGGTTAAAGATTACCAACAGAGATTATCGAATACTGATGTTGTGTTACATGAACAGACTAACATATACGAAGTTAAAACATTTATCAAGGAGGAGACTTCATTGGGAACTTTGAAATTCCATGCTGAATCTGGCCACGATGATACGGTGATGACTGTCGTAAACATGTGTACTGTTTTTCAAAAGAGTGAATTCAGATCTATGATAGAAGTCATGATGCAACACGACCTTCCTGCTGAAACATCCAAAATGATAGATTCACAATTAGGTAAGAGTGAATTCAGCAAATCTGCAGATTATTCTGCATTAAACGGCATGAGAACTGGACAACTTCCAACAAAAAGGGATTTTTCTAAGTTTACCAAAAGAAATCGTTAATTTTATAATATATACTATAACAAAAAAAACAGACAATGATCAAAAATTTCAATTCGTTCTTGAATGAACAAAACATAGAAGCTGTCAATGAAGCATATCCAGCGATTTTGAAAGATTTTAGTTCTGGTGATAAAAATTATTTTTCTAAAAATTTTGGCATCACTGCTGATTCTGAAGTGATAGAAATTGCAAAAGAGGACATTGCAAAGAAAGCTTATTCAGATTTATTTTATGTTTTCGTAGATAAGAATGGCAAACCTTTCGCTTGGGGTTACGAAACCAACATCAATAGCATTAACGGAGGAAGAAGAGCTGAAAAATTTACAAGAAAATCAGCAGCTGGATATTCTGATAAGATCTACGGCATTAAACGAGATCCTAATGTGAAACAATTAATAGATAATCGCTATAAAGAAAAAACTGATAATATTGAACGAGATGTGTTAGTAAACAGAATTAAAAATCTTTTAGATTCTCATTCTGAGGAGCTTTTGAAAAAAGTTGCAGAATTAAAAAATGAATATATCGATCTTACAACTAAATCATTAGAAACCTTAGAAGAAAGAATTGTAGATGGCGACCTTTATGGCGATAGTTATATTTTAGGTAAAAAATATGGAAAACATAATAATGAAGAATCGTTAAAAAGAATAAGCGAAATTGAAAAAATGATTGGTAAAATAGGTCATATTTTTTGGAGCGGCAACAACAACTCTTATTATACTAACAAACCTGAAGATGTTATCAAATTTTCTAAAATCGTTATGGATGTTTTAAAAAACTAAATACATTCATAAATATAAAAATAAAAAAGCTCCTGATTTGGAGCTTTTTTCATTTCAGAAGAACAATATATACTACATAACAATAAAAATAAAACATACGTAGATGAACATCAACGTCGCAAATTATCAAAGACCAGATATCTATATCGAAGAGATCGATAATTCAGTGTTAGAACAGATCGCCACTGAAGGTATTATCAACTTAGTACCCGGTTTTTCCAAAAAGGGACCTTTCAACAGAAATGTTCTATTAAAAAGATCTTCTGATTTAACTCAGATATTCGGACCTAGAGATAGAAATCTAGAGAAGAAAGAATCATGGTTCCACTTAACATGTTTAAAGATGTTACAATCTGGACCTGTATATGCTATCAACTTATTAGCAGCAGATGACACATTGGATACAATGGAGTATCAAAATATATCTACAAATGCTGGATTAGCAAATGATATAAAAAGATCTCAATCTTATAGAAGATTTTTCGATACAGCTGGTTTCTGGAAACGCAGCACTGATTCATTCAAGAACTTTGCAACTTATGGTTCTCTGTTACATTTTACAAATTTTGCAGATCGCAAGATTTCTGTATTTGCATTCAAGAGCCAGATCAAAGGTTTCGATACGACAGTTCAGAACTGGTACGCTGGAGTTCCTGCAGATCAAATTCCTGCATTCTTACGTCCTACAGATTTGATCACTGATTATCTAGTGAGAGTTGTTGTAGTGGCTGGAGATTGGTCGAATTATTCACAATTGGCAGTAGATGCTCAGTATTCAAAATACTTCAATACTTCTGGTATCAGAAAAGAACAAGTAAAGAATTTCATCAATGATCAGACTGTGACATTATTAGCAGATTACGATTGTTCATTAATACCATATTTCAGAAATTCTAATGGTGCGGATATGTTCATAGAGAACATGATCAACATCGATACGGATCGTACTGGTTTATACTGCGCATTCAACTACGACTTGATAGAGACTGATTTTCCTAACAATGCGGTCGATTTGATCGGTAACTCAATAGCTGGAACTGATGCTTCAACTATCAATTTCTTATCTTACAAAGAGACTATATCTGAAGCGATATCTTATACCAATAAAGATTTAAATGCTGCAGGTAATGTTATTGCAAATGGAACAATAATTAGTTCTAGAAATAATGATTATTTCGATGAATATGTAAGCAATTTTACAATCAGCGCAACTACAATTGCATTAAATGCTGCAACCACAAATTATACAAACGGTGGTTCTGCATTCTATAACATATCTGGAGTTAGATATAATGCTCCTGTTTCAGGAACTATCACTCATACGGCGTTGCCAACACCAGGACCTGGTTTGTTAGCAAGACGTGTCGATGTAATTTATTTAAACTCCACAGGAATCAATGTAAAAGAAGGTTCTGTTGCAACTGGAGTTTCTCCTACTGCTGCTAACCCTGCCGTGAATGCGACTGATATAGTATTAGCATATGTTCTTTTAGAGAAAGCTGACACTGGAAATTTAAACGCTTCTCCAACTTTCACTTCTGTGACATTGGATAATACTGGATATATTTATTTATCTGCTACAGATTTAGCAGCTCAGGTTTCTACCAATATCTATGATATAGAATTTATATTCAACGGTACTTCTGGAAACATTCCTACAAGTAATTACGAAGCATACCGTAGAGTTAAAGAATTCAATAGATTAGTTTCTATATTAGATGGTCCTAACAAGGACAAAGCTGTGTTTGTGACTTCTGCAGGATCTAAAACTTCATTGGTTGGTGCAACTGTCATAGTTGATACTACTGCTGATAAGACGATTACGGTTTCTTTAGCTGATACATCAGCTGATATCAGAACTTTATTCATCGCTTCTGGTAGAAGATTTACATTATACAATGTTGATAATGAATTTATAACAGGATCAGGTGCAGGTTCAAATTATGCAATGATTACAAAAAATACCATAGCTACTGGAACAACAGGTGTTGTTGCTAAATACTCTAGCATGTATCAAGACTACATAAATGGTAAAATTGGAACTTCTGATTACTTCTATGAGAAATTGGCCGTTGCTACATCTACTACTGCAGATCCTATCAAATTTTTGGATGTTGCTGGTAACGATTATGTCGTTGTGAACACAACAGATTATTCTACGATGACAATTTCTGGATTTGGTTCTACTGGCGATAAATTCTCTGTTAATGGTTCAACATACAACGATATCACTTTCACGATTGTTAACGTTATTGCACCATCTACTGCAGGCATTACTAATGCTAACCAGACTGCATTTCAAGTGAACGAAAATACTATTGCAGAAAATATTGCCAATTTAGGAACTATCGATATATTCAATGCTAACCAGAAGATCTATTTAGAATTCTTCTTAGCTAACGATGTGTTGAATGTTAATTTTAGCGATGCTGCATTTTTGACAGAGATCACATTATCAAACACTTCAACTTTGAACAGTGGTATCAAGATCTATTCTGATATCAATAACTACAAAGAGACTTTAGAGATAGAACAACCTACTGGTTATGTTCAGACTCCTAATAAAGTTTTGGTTAATGCTACTCGTTACTCTGAGGTTAAAGTTGGAGATTATTTAGCTGCTTTTGTTGATACGTTAGCTTTAAATCCTGGTGAACAACCAAAGAATTTAACTCGTATTATCAACAAGAGAATTTATGCTGCTGATCCAACATTTGTTGAATTGACGTGTGATTCTCAGATTAGTTTAGTATTATTCGGTGGTACTGATTACCAAACAACTCGCTACACTAATATGGAAGATTACGCTTTGACATACAAAGCTATAACATTGGGTGGTTTTAAAGTCAGAGCAGCAAGTATGCCTGATGGTACTGAGACTAGACAAAATGAGATCTTGGATATTATAGCAAAAGGAACACCATTAGCTAAATCTTTAGTTAACAAGAACAAATTGTACTGGAGATATCTAGTAGATTCGTTCGGTTTAGGTTTGCAAGCTGATTCAAAACAGCAATTAGTCGACATATGTGGAGAACGAGTAAGTGTGTTTGGATTTCTGAGCATGCCTTCTATGAAAGCATTCAAAGAATCTTCTTCACCATCTTTTACAGACAGTGAAGGTAACTTGGTAGTTGATTATATAACACAAGGAGCAAATCCTACTTCTAATCCAGCATTTCTTTATTCATTCGGTAAAGGAAATGGCCAATCTGCTGTTGGTTATTTCTGTCCTTATGTTACACTCAATGACTCAGGACGTCCTATCAATGTCCCACCAGCTATGTTCGTTGCGACGACTTACATGCGTAAGTTCGTCAGCACGGTTGCAGGTTTAAGACCTTGGACTGTTTGTGCTGGTATAACAGATGGTAGAATTGAATCTATCACAAATATTGAACACGATTTCGAAAACGACGATATAGTTTCTTTAGGCTCTATAGGCGGTAATCCTATCATCAAAGATTCTAAAGGACGTTTCAGAATTGAGACTGAATACACTGCTCAGCAGACTGTTAAATCTGCATTATCTTACATACACGTAAGAGAAGTGCTGATCGAACTAGAGACTGAGTTATCAGAAATGTTGAGAGTATTCCAATGGAAATTCAACACTTCAGAAGTTCGTGCAGAGATCAAGCTTCGTGCAGATGCAATTTGTCAACGTTTCGTAGACCGAAAAGGTTTATACGGCTTCAAGAATGTTTGTGATGATTCAAACAATACAAATACATTGATAGATAATCAATTAGGTGTGTTAGATACGTATGTAGAACCAATCAAGGCTTTACAATCTATCTTGAACAGAATTAATGTTCTCAAGACTGGTGGATTATTATCTACAGGTTTCGCAGAAGCTTAATTTTTATATTAAATTTAATTAAAACCCTGACATTAATTTGTTAGGGTTTTTTTAATTTTATCAATATTTTGTTAATATATAGATCAATAAACAAACATAAAAAATGATACAAAAATTCAATGATTTTCTAAACGAGAACAATACAGAAAAGAAATTCAAAAAGTTACCACCAGATATTAAATTCATCGTAGCTTCAGCAGAAAAGATCTGTAATGAAGATAATTTTGAAGAAGGAGAAATAGGAAAGTCTACATCTATGGATCTTTCCTATGGTATCAAAGGTAAAATGTTTTACAGTATTGATGAGCTTGCAAAAGCTGCTGATCTTTCTGCTGATTATAATAAATGGTCTGTACTAGATAATAGAATATTATGTTCTACATTAGAAGATGAAGATGGAAACGAAGTTGATACGAAATCAGATTTATATAAAGAATTTGAAGCTGGAGAAAACAATCTATATGCTTGTACTTATGATTTCTATATCAAGATTGTAAAAATTGAAAAGGTAGAAGACAAAGAACTTGCTGACCTTTTGGGTGCTCAATTATCTTAATTAAAAAACTGATATGAAATACATTAAATTGTTCAAATAATTCTTAAACGAAAAATCTGAAACGATGATATTTACAAAGAAACAAATTGATAAGCACGTTTTGGCTTTTTTGGTCAAATATGGCGTAGAATATATCAATAATGATAGTTCTATTTTAGAATATTTGCAAAACAATGATGAAGATCATACAGATAAAGAAGCTCAGGCAGAACTTAAAAAAGCATTGAAAGATGTTTTATCACATTATGAATAAATAAACGATTTCCATTAGGACCGTTTGAAACAATTCGCTACTGTTTCTACGGAAAAAGGCTCTACCAAAATAGAGCCTTTTTTATTTTAAATATATAAAGCATGATAACTATCAAAGAAAAATGTTCAGATCTAATAATCCAACCTCTTACAGTGGATCAAGTGATCAGTTTGTCACTTGTTGATTATGATTATTACTGCGATGATAAAAAGCTTTCTTAGATATCATCAGCCACTGTGTAGACACTACAAAGATCAACTTGGTTGAAACTCACGCCATCACAAAGTTATTATTACAGATCTTCAATATATCTTTCTATCCTGATGCTATCACAAATGTTACTTTTATAGAAATCTTCAATGATATATTTGCCAAAAAGGATAAAACATCAGATGACGTTGCAAAATTGACCGAATTCTATAATCTTTTCAGATATGACGTTTCAACATTGTTGAACAGCAGATATGAATTATCAACTTTATCAAAAATGTCTTTGGTTGATATAGGAAATATGCATTTCTTAGATTTTGTAAATTCTAGAACATAGCACAATGCTACAATAACCATAACAAGAAAAGCAGTTTTGACAGATTTCAATAATGGATTCCATCCTGTTTTTAAAACATGGTACAATCTTTTAACAATAAAACCTTCTGTAAGTTTAGCCAACGATCTCAATACTCTGATAAGCTCACTTGATACACAAGGACTACTTTCCAAATTGGATATTTTTCATCCTATAGCAGGAATGGAGACTGATGAACAGAGACTTAAACCTATATTAACAACAGGTACTTCACCATTTGTAGTATCAGGAACTGTCAATCTCACTTCTAATGGAGCAACTAGCACTGGAGGTTATATAGATCTTGAATGGAATCCTTTTACAAATGGTGTAAATTATACTCTTAATGATGCATCTTTAGGTGTATACAGCATGACAGATTTTAATGAAGACACATACGATATTGGAGGTTACGACAAAGTCTCAGATACGTCATCTTATGTAAAATCTAGAAGTTTCAAATATCTAGAGTATCATATAAACCAAAGTACTGCAAACATTACTCATACTATCGAAAACATAAACTCGTTAGGTTTGCATTCATCAGTCAGAAACAATTCGACATAAATGCACGGTTATAAAAATGGTATTCTTTTAGAATCAACGTCCGCTGTCACTACAACTATACCAAACTATAATATGTATTTATTGGCAGTGAACGGAGGTGGTACCGCTGAAAGTTTTTCTTCCAGAACTATCTCTTTGTTGTATGCTGGATCTGGCTCTATAAATCAATCTATACTTAATGCTAAAATCAATGATTATTTAACAGCAAGAGATTTAATTTAGTCATAGAGGGATTAAAAAACATAATATATACAGTTAGAAAAACAATTCAA